CATATTCTCTTATATTTACCAAACAAAATTAATATCATTACAGACTCTGTACTATTCAGGGTCTGTATTTATTTACATTTAATTCAATCTTACATTTCCTACTATGAATTTTGTTTCTTTTGTCCTGAGACTATCCGCAATTCATCAGCCAATCTACCAATCTCCTGTTTATCTGCTGCTGTCTTAGCTGCCCCCCATGCTGGCTTGAGATACTTATCAATGATTGCATTTGCGTCTTTAGGGTCCACTTTTACCTCGTCCTTTTCAGGTTTAATTTGCTTGCCATACTTTGCCTTCAGATCAACAATTGTCCCATTAAATTCATTGAGATCAACTTGTCCCGCAATACCATTTACCTTACGTGTACCAATTGGCAATACCCCGCCTGCTACGCCATCGCTGTACTGCCAAAACTCCCAACACGACCAACCAGAACCGTTATCGGGTGCTGTCGAAGCGTTGTAACGTGCAATCCACAGTGGGTAGTTATTTAGACCTGTGAAATTACCTATAAACGAAGGATACGTATATAAAAGTGGCTTGATCCCTGTAAGGCGATGGATCTCTTCAAGGAATGCCTTTGCAATGGCTGAAATCAACGCTTTGCTCAAATTGTTTTTATTACTCTCATAATCCATGACAGGTGGGAGGTCAAAAATGCTCACGCCTCCTGCTGATTGGATAGCATTATAAAATATCCGTGCCGCCATCCTCGCCTTATCCACTGTGGTAACTGAGTCATCAATATAGTGGTATGCTCCTACCAATAACCCAGCAGCCTTTGCACCCTTGACGTTATCCAAGAATTTTTTATCCATGCTATTCTGAGTCGCCTTGATAAAGACGAATGAGATCCCACTTGCTATAACCTTCTTCCAATCAATAACACCTTGCCAATGTGATACATCAATCCCCTGCGCGTTTCCCTTACTCCTGTTTTGCATCCGAATCCACCCCTTTCTTAGTTTGCTTCACAAGTTGATTACCATAGACTGCAAAAGCTCCACACAACACGCCTTGTATTAGCGTTTCAGGACCCCATCCAAGTATCCAAACCGTCAATAATACAGCAATCAAAGTAACTACATAAACAATCATCCAGTCCGACACCTTTGGGGTCTTCTTAAGTGAAAATCCAAGCGCCCAACATACTGCAACAACGACCAATAGCTTCGGATCAATTAATTGAAAAATAGCATTCCATTCCATTGAAATCATTCCTCCCTATTTTTATTTCAGACCACCAGTGATAATAAAAGCCGTAATTGCTAAAACAAAAGAACCGCCAATTGTACGCCACAGCCATTTTTGACCATCCTCAATCTTTTCAAGTCGATGATGTGCCGACTTAGCTGACTGTAATGCTTCCTGAGCGATATCCTTGGCGTTTAACATTGTATCAAGTTTAGTCTCCACCCGCGTCAACCTCTGTAGGATCTCCGTTGCTTCTTCCATATAAATCCCCCCATTTTTTTATATAAAAACAGCCCTCGGATCGACTCCGAAGGCATAAAAAATACACCATCTAAGGTGCTGTTGGTGTTGCGTATAATCGTCCGAGTGTATACCTACAAAAAAGAAGAATAGATAAGTGTTATTTTCTTATATGACACTTATCTGGACAAGTGAATTCTGTACGATTATCAAATCTATTATGAAATGAGTGATCGCTTTCTTCCTCTATCTCCCATTCAATAATATTGCCTTTTCCGCAAGAACAAGCTTTTTTACTAACTATTTCTCTGCTAATTGTTTTCCATCCATGTCCCATAACAACACCTTCTTTCATCTATATAAGCTAACAATTCGACAAAAAGAATAGATTTCCTGCCAGAGCCGACAATAAAAATAACGCTAGCTTATGCTGCATTTAATCGTCCTATTCCGTCACATCGGCATCTAATAAAGCTTGTGTACTATTCTTCCATGTTGCTGGTACGTTATCTATTTCCCAACGCCCTGCTTTAATCAAGTTGTAATATATCTTCGCCACTACGCTACACCTCCCATTACAATAGATGCTAATTCCGCAATGGCAAGCTGTGTCTCCATTTTGTCTGTTTCGCTTACGCTTGCTAACTCTGCTACCGCCAACATTAACTCGGTATTTTGTGCTTCTAACTGTGTGATCTGATCGTGTAACGGAGTCTCTGGTTCTGGTTCTATCCATCCTACTTCCTGAAATCCTAGGAAGTTACCCTCTGTTATATTCGATACTTCTACAAGTATATATCCTTTAGCAATTTGTTGATTCTTTATTTGTTCCGCTTCTTCTTCTGTTTCGTATTTCACAATCTTCAATGTAATCATCCTTTCTGAATTAAGAGCTATAAATAGCAGTAGGATTAGAGTTAGCTATTGTTATATTAAAACCATAAACGGTACCACCATTAGCTCCCGATAGCATCCTTGCGTATAATTGAACATGATCACCTGCTATAAGATACAAGTCCTCTGTGAAAGTGATGGTACTTGTAACTGAACAAATACGTTCTGTACCAACAGCCACACCATTTTTATATATTCTACCGTACACAGTATACATTGTATTACCTACCTGCAATTTAAAACTAACACGATATGTTCCAGTTTTACTAACTATTACATCTCTATATTTTGCATACGATTCATAAGGTGAAACACTCCCCCTATCATCTGTATAACAAGGAAAGTCACCTGCTCGAACTAATGGTTGTAATACTTTACCGGACCCATTCCGATATCCATCAGGAATAGTAACATCTTCGGTGAAGGAGCTTTGTATGTTGGTAGCCGCTAAGTCAGGCATCGCTCCTGTTAATTTTGTAGTTGGATTATCTTTATAAAATGTCTTCGTAGCTAGAACGTTAGCCGCTATAGCATCCCCTGTTAATATCTCACCTCCTTCACCCAATAACTGAAAAGACGTTCCGTCCCAAAAAACTGTATAGACTCCCACCTTTATATTTGCATAAGATCCACCCGGCTTTCTAATTGGTTTCTCGATACCAATTGATGAAACATTAAGAGTCGGCGCGCCAGTGCTTATTGATGCACTATTAAAGGCAATTGTAAATTTTTGGTTAACATCTATGACTTCTGTGGTTGTTATGCTGTAATAATTGTTTAAATTCACTGTCGTGCCTAAATGCGGGACATGCTTCGTATTGTCCGCCTTATGCGACACAAGAGAATCGTTTACCGTCTTAACCGCCTTAGGTGTTGCGGCTTGCGTCTCAGATGTACTATCTATTGCGCTGTTAAGTTGAGAGATACCCTTTTGTGTAAGAGATGCATTAGGGATGTCTACGTCAATGTTCTCAATTCTCTTGAGGATTTCAGCCATGTTTACGGCACTACGCTTATCTGTAGAGGTAATAACTCCGCTGGCGTCAGTGGCCATATACCAAAGTAAAAGAGCAGTTACCGCAGTCGCTTCAGATGTTGTCTTTTTTATCTTACCGTCCAGGTCCAAATACAGATATTGGCCCTGTGTTGGATTTAGTGGTAAGCTGCCCGCTAATACTTCAAATCTTCTACCGCCAACATATGCGATTCCTGTCGTCCAACTGACCGTGAGATCCTTAGTTGAGAATTGAAAGCCTATTGCCCCGTTGGATGATGCTACAAAGTTTCCCCCAAGTTCTTTCGCCAACATCTCTACTAAATCATGAGCACCCCCGATCCCTATTTCCATTTTGTTTAAACGGGTAGAAGTAATCCGTGTCCCTTCTTGAACAAGCTCAAAGAGCGGTCTCCCTGTCTGCGGATCAGTCTTTTGTTTCCCATTCGCATCTAAAATTGGCTTAGTCAAATCCGGTATCTCGTCTTTCCATATTTGTTTGTCATACATTCGTTGTCGCCTCCAATCGTACTGATATCTCAAAGCCAATTAAAAAGCCCTTATCGTTTTTGATGACGTTAAGGGCTTGGTTTGCTAACGTATTACCATCCTTATCCATCAGGGATGATCCTAATATTTGTTTCCCCACAGCCTGCGTTTCGGTTACGTAAACGTATTTGCGGACAGATTGGCTGGAGAAAATCGTATTGTGTATCGGATAAGGGATAAGCTCTCCCCCGATATTCAACAACGCGTGGTCAAAACGAGCGCTCATGTCCTGCAAGATATAATCCAACAAACGCGGCTGTACAAGGTCGGCCATGCTTAGATCATCCTTTCTATTGGTATCTCAAATCCAGTTATCGGCCCATCGATGCCGTGGTAGATTCTACTGCTACCAACTGTTAACGTCTGATTAGTTAATTTACCACTTACGCCTACTTCGACCGGGATCTCCAAACCGCAGATCGGAAAGTCCACTTGATGGCCGTAACCGACTCCACGAATAATAATGGGCTGTTCTGGTGTCTTGGCAATCGGTACCCCGCGTAGGATATGCACGGGCCGGATATATTCAAAATCCGCCTCCAATGCAGCCAGGTCTATTTTTTCCCCTGCAGCAAATTCAAAGCGGATCTCCTTCACCTGAAAGTCTTCGATCACATTAAGAAGCTTGCCATACTTGTTGCCGATCAGCCGAAGCGTTGGCAACGTAAAGGGCCTCTTTGCCCATCTCTTCCGGCGTATTTCCTCCCGGCGATGTTCCAAAGTTCCATTCTTCTCTTGACGAAAATATATCCATTCCCACATAGATAATGCCCAGGTAGCACGTTGCAAAATAAACTGATCTCCCAAATCATCAATCGTGCGTTCCCTGTCATCGACCTCTAACTCCATCACACCAAAATGCTGCTCGGCCATACTGATCTCCTGCCAGTAAGGCGGCAACATTTCTCGGTAGCGTAAAGGTATCATGATAGGATCACCTCAAGCTGCAGCACGGACGTAGTTGGTACTTCAACATCCTCAGTCATACCGTTCATCTTGAAACTGCTGTAGTTTTCAACGCCTTTGACAAGTAGCAGCGCAGCCATGTAATTGTATATCAACTTGCTACGTCCAACCGCATAATCCATGATGCGTTTGTGAATGAGATCAATCAACTCAGACCGATCAACTGCGGTATCCAACTTCGCCTCGATGCGCAGCGTAAACACCTGTGCCGGATGTACCTGAAGGTCATGTCCCGCAATTCGCCTTTCATCCCACATCCAAGCTTTCACCATCTCCGCGAATGCTTCTGTAATCGGCTGGCTTTTCAGATCCGTAAGATACAAATCAATAGAGGTATCATGCCTCTCTTTCTCCCGTGCCATGGCCCCGCCAACACCTTCCATTTCCATGGCCCATGTTTCATAGTCCTTCTTACGGCCACTCCCCTCCTCAGTAAAGGCTCGATCAAGTTGCCGCAGTCGATATGTGTCGTCATCTTCTCCCACTTTACGTGGTAGTCCATCCGACCACCCATGACCGTCCAAAAACTCGCTATCTGCCCAAATCGGGAACGCTTGAATGAAGGCATAGGTTAAGAGCTCCTGTTGCTCAGATATCTCTTGAGCGATGGGATACCATAGGTCATAGAAAAACTCTCCATCGTCCGTGGGCGGAGGAGGTAGACCTCTGTCATTTGCCAGTGTGATGGCCCTATTCACCCAACGACGGTAAATATCTTCAGGTGTTTCCTCTAATATTGCCATCGGTGGGAGAACTGGCAGATCCGCTAATTTTAAATTCATAGTGTAATCTCCTCCTCCAACAACGCAATTCCCACTAGGCCAGTCAATGAGATCTGCAGGTGCATGTCCCTGCCTACTCGCTGCATGGACAATACCTCTGCCTGTTCAATTTCAATATGAGCGGTCAATGCTTCCTTAATGTCACGCTTGATCTCAACATCTTCCCAACTCGGCCACTCCGATTTTTCAACGCCAATGTCCTCTCCGTACACGACATACTGAAAACGTTCAGTATTAAGTATTTTCATGGCCGTCTGTACCAGGTATTCCACATAAGTTTGGGTCTTTCTTGGACGTCCACTATCGGTGAGTTCAAGGCGGCGGTTTCGCCAATCAATAACATAGGTCCATTTTTTTTCAGAGGGAACAGATTCAGTTGATTCAATCTGTTCCACTTCAGACAAATCTAGTTCAGGAAAAAAACCTCCATCAGCCACCGCTTGTCACATCCTTTCCAAGCACATAGTAGCGCTGTCCGGTCATGCGAGACACAATCAATCGATCACCAGCCTGCAGAGGGCTTGGTGTGACTAGAATGCCTTTTAACACCGTGATTGATGGCTCTTCAACTTCAAAAGTCACTTCCCTACGTCTTTCCTGCAGATAATCTGCAATGACCAGTTTATCCGCTTCATAAGGATACGGATCTCCATCTACTTCAATTCTTGGGACGGGCCAACTCAGCAGCGTGGCCCGTTCGGTATCTTTGGCATCGATGTGTCCCGTTGTTTTTTCCCGCAACAGCTTCAATGCTTCGTTCAGCACTAGGCTTCCCTCCTCTCGAGCACCAACTGCAACGTGTATATCCCGTTCTTAAAGCTTGAGTCTGCACTCTCCACAATCCATTTAGATACATGATCAGTCTTGATCAGCACTAGCCAACCAGATCTTAATCCGGAAAGTGTGTGGTCCTCATGTTTGACGGTGATTTTTTTAATCTGTTTGGGAACAGATAAAGCCTTTAGTCGCTGAGCTGCGACCGTTGCCGGAGTCTCATCCTCCTCAACCTCAATGATTTCTTCCATCCTTCCCATCGCCTTCACTGCGCCTGCATTAGTCTTAGTCACTGAAGAAGCTAGCTTATCGTCCTTGTACTTCTGAGCTGTCACAACTGTGTACGTATCTTCTATGGAATAACCTGCTGTGCTAGACTCCATCTGATCTGGAATAAAAACAGGGACACGGCTATTGGTCCCCTCCCTTTTTACCTCCAGATAGAAACTCTGGTCTGTGCGTACCACGTCCACATAATATCGGTAACCGCTACGCTCATATGCCTTTTGCAGCACATCCAAGATCAGATCGGAATGGTACATCGTGCCATAACGTTCATCCAGGTTGTAGCCGAGCTTCGGGCAACGGAAGTCTACACCTGTAGTTTTGATGTAACGCTGTAGCTCTGCCCCCGCCTCTCCCTTCAGATATGGACGCATGCCTTTGTTCTTCGCCAGATACCAGCCAATTTCACGAGTCTCAATTTCCCAAGCATCTGTAAATTCATTGTGCTCATACTTGATGATCGGACCGTGGAAAAATTGATTCTTAGCGTTCGTTAGCGGACCTTTAATTTGCTGCGAAAAGCACATCAGCATACCAGCCTCCCTGATGCCCGTAGCATTGCGTAACCGTACCGTCGCACTGCGAGCGATCTCATCCCGCCCAGAAGACCAAGACAGCTCCTCGATCGCATCCGTTAAGACGTGGCGAGTGTTATCTTTTCCATACAAAACTGCGAAACCATTCACGCCAATCACTTCCCTTTAACGCTAGCATTTTTACTAGATATGCGGCTCTTTTGGTCCGAGTAATTGAAGGAACCCTTCGCATTATCTTTAGCCTTCTTACTTTTATCCTTAGCCTTTTTTGCTTTTTCGCTTGTCTTCTTCTTATTTTTAGCATCCTTTTTCCCAGTCGTGTTTGGCCGACTCTTGGATGATTTAGTTATTATTACACCAGGTTTAAGCAGTTGCTTTGTGTTGGAGTAGGACACGATTTTTACCGGCTTATTCTCAACAAATGATAAGGTAGCATGAAGATTGCCCTGTCCGTCTTTATAGGTTTTCTCCATATTTTCAATGATCATCGTCTGACTAAATAAGTTTTCGAAATTAAGTACAACTGGCTTTGCCTTCCATTGTTCCACCAGATTCCACGTTGTCTCTGGGGTTTTATAGGTGACGGTTTGCTTACTATCTTTCTCCCAAATGTTCTCCCATTGACGTGGTAAAATGATCGAAAAAGAAACCCGATTCACTTTAGAAACGGGTTTACCTGTTCGCTCCTGTCCGATAATAACGGTAAAGACTTCAACCTCATTACCAGATGTAATCTGAATTTCTGTTGGGGTGATCGGGAACGTAAGACGGATTTTCCCTTGAGATAATGCCAACATGGCTTACCCTCCATTCTCCAGAACTTTGTACAACTCTTCACCGAATACCTGACGAATCAGCGCCCGACCTTGAGAGCTAGTCATCATCTTGGCAAATTGAGCAAAGTCCGTAATTCCTTTCGCTAACTCTCCAAAGTCGATGTTAATGTTCTGTATGGTGACAGCTTTAGGTGTTGCAGGGGATGCCTGATTAAGTAATGGAGCAATCGAAACGCCTCCGGTCATGCTTCCACTCTGCGGTCCCTGGATACTCTGAACACCACTTCGCAATGTTCCAGCAATCGAAGTCATCTTTTCTCGTATGGAATCCGACTTTAACCCACCTGCGAACATTGAAACAAAGTTTCCTGCCCATTTGTCGGACTTACTAGCTGGACCCTTTTTGGTTGGTGAGTGAAAACCGAGAAAGTTCTTAATAACTCCTGCAGATTCAGAAACGGCCGATGTTAGCGATGGGAATTTACTCCGGATTCCTGATGTCATCATGGAGATTAAATTACTTCCCCAACTACTTCCTTGACTGCTGATATTCTGCAAAGACATCAAATGCGACCTTGTTTGGTCTGTCGCAGTCTTTACTGCAGTACTAATTCCCCCAAAGCTACTCCCGGCACGACCTGCCCCCTGTACGATCTCCTGTGTACTACTCTTAGCGGTTGCTCCAAGCTGCTTTGTTTGAACACCTGTTTTTTGTGACGCAGTACCAATGGCATGGATGTTGTCCTGAGCCTTTTTTGAATCTGTACTCTTTAACATTCCTACAAAGCGGCCTTTTATCTTATCCACTGTCTGGGTGACACCGCTTTGACCCATTGCGCTGTTCAACGCTTGCTTGATGCCATTCTTGGATACATCCGAACGGAATGATTCGAAGGTTTTTTGAAGCTGCTTCTCTCGTTCAGGTGTCATATTTCCGAAAGTAACTTTCGCTTCAGGTGGTGCGACTGGAGCCGCTGCAGGTGCTTCTTTCTTCCCAGTGAACCAGTTACTGATGGAATAGATACCGTCTACAGCTTTTTTGGTCCACCCGGCATTATCGGCCATTGAACCAATTTTTTCACCGACCCATCCTCCAGCAGCCGCACCGACAGCCGTACCGATGGGACCAGCTAGTGAACCGACCACTCCTCCGACGATACCTCCGGCAGTACCACCCAGCATGGAACCACCTGTTGAAGATATGGCCGATCTAATACCATCTTTTTTTGTTGCCTGGTATAGGTCATAGCCACTAAATCCAATCCCTGCCACAGTACCAACAATTCCCGCAGCCTTAAGTGCCTTCTTTCCACCTTTAAATAATCCCTTAAACATGCCTCCTTTAGGTGCATTAGGGATTACATCCGGAATAGGTGATGGGCTATTTAGTCGTGTTGAACTTCGGTAGGTAAACCGAGCCTTTGCTGGGGCTACATCAACATCAGGTAAGTTTGGTGCTCTTGTTGTTCCGTTACCACGTCGCGCACCTATGGCGTCCTTACTCCGGCCACCCAGAGTATTACGATTATTTGTTCCTTTACCGTTTAGCCCTAGCCCACGTCCACCTCGTTTGCTTCCTCGACCTCCTCTGCGTTTCCTATTCCCACCATTGCCACCAAGACCTCCACCAGCCTCGTTCAGGTATACCACACTGGCATTAACAGTCATTGAAGAAACCGAACTTAAGCCCCCTATCCCTCCACCATTACCACCTATGCCACCTCTTTGAAGAGAGAAGCGTTTTTTTGTAGGCGTTCCAACTTCTTCTATCGGGTCAGATCTTTTATTTGTACCTCTCCCGAACATTCCCTCTACAGAAGAAACTACACCCCTACCAGTATTCCAAATCTTTTTACCTGTTTTCACCGTCTTCACAGCTACTACAGTTCCAAGAAGAACCCCTAAACCTGTATTAATTGCAGTAAAGTGTTCACTATATATGCTAGTTACACCGCTAACAAAATCTACAATTTTGGAGCCAATTCCCTGTATGTTGTCCTTATTATCTGTAAGCAGCTTATTAAATTCTTTAAGCGCAGGGAGAACAGCAGTAGATAGGTTCGCACCAATATCTTGCATCTGCTGACCAATTAGAGCTCGTGTCTGGATGGTACCTTGCATAGGATTCGCATCTTGTTGAGACTTGACCATTAAGTCCGTGGTACCAGATATACTAGAAGGTGCTGGCTGGAAGGGGACCGGGAATGTCTTCATAATAGCACTCCCGTTATCTTCTGCCGCCGCTGCTCCTAAGGAAACAAGTGATTGTTTTAAATCACTTTGTGTTTGGCTAGATAAATCCCCCACGAGCGCCATGAGGGCACCTCTGGCCCGCTGCTCGTCACCTGAATTAATATCATTGGTAAAAGCAGCCGCTTGCCGAGGTGCCTCTTCTTTGCCGGCACCCCGAAGTTTAAAGTATTTCTCCATATCCCCGGAGTCTAAAGCTTTTACACCGAACGTCTCCTTGATAAAGTCCGCTGGCTTGTCAAAATTGAAGCTGCCTTCTTTAACGCTTTGTGTCAAAAAGTTAGCCATCTGCCCCGAATTAGCCCCTGTGTTTTTAAAATAGCCGCTGTACTCCCAAAAAGTATCGAATAAGTCTTGTTGCCGATCCCCCACCTCTTTGTATGCATACATCATGCTGTCAGCTACTGATCCATAGCTTTCCTTAAAGGTATCTGCAGACTGAGCCAAAGCACGATTTACTTCCTCTGCTCCTGAATCAGGTCGGATATACTGTATCTTAGAAGAAGCATTCAAAAAATCATCTGCCTTGGACTTGTCCTTTACCAAAGGAGCTAAATCTGCTAATTGCCTAGCTCCCTCAGTTTGAGTGGGGATAATCCCTTGAGCATGCAAATTATCAATTGTTTTGAGACTCTTCTCCCGCACATTAGCTGGTAACAGGGCTGCACTACGAGAAGCCTCTGAATAATAGTCCATCACATTGCCAAACATGGCATCTTTTAGCCCACTGCCCAGAAGCATAGTACCCGCAGTAACGGCAATAGTGGATATCTTAGATGAAATACTATCTAAGACAGGACTCACCTCATCCTTTGCACGTATATGCACACGGGAGTCACTCATCCCTCTGATTTCTGCATCTGCCCGAGATGCTGAGTGCCGTAAATCATCCGCTCCGCTTCGAGCATGCCGAAATAAGTCGTCAACATTTGCCCTGCCTAATCTGCGTGTTTCGTCTGTGGCATCACTAATCCGACTCCCTAAGTCATCCGCTGCGCTTCGAGATCGTCTGAGGTTAGATACCAAATCATTCCCCATCTGTCCGGATGCGCGTCGAAAATCTAATAGGTCGTCGGTAGCACCGCGCAGCACCGTGCGTATATTCCTGACAGCACCAGAAATAAAATCCTGTGCTTCAAACGGCACTGTCACTTTTGATGTAGCTGCTATTGTCTTCCACCTCCTTCCTTCTATTTCTTAGCCAGCCGTTTCGCCTCTTCTTCTGCGATCATGCCGGCGGCAAGACAGAAATAATACTGCCGCTGCTTATCAACCTCATACGGCAGTATTTCTGCGGGTAGTCGCTTCTGGTTAATCCAAAAGGAAGCTACCCAGCTTGCTTCTCCGTCTTGCTTGATGAGTTTTTTGCTTCTTTAATCAACGCATCCTTCGTTTCTTGAAAATTACGGACTGCTTGGCTAAGGGCAGAATAATCATTCGGATTTTCTAACAAACGAGGTGGTAGCTCAAATTTGCTCGTACAGTGAAACGACTTCAACAGATCAACATTGTTCCAGTCAAAATCATGCTCCGTAGCCTTGACGATCATAACGTCGATCTCATTGAACATTATTTTTGCAGTACCGTCTTCCTCGTATGCAAGTTCGTAAGCACGACGAACTTCCATTGTCGTCAAGCGGCGTACAGCCCAATCCTCGCTATCAGCAGACACCTTAATGATGTCATCCTTATGGCCTTCTTTGCCTTTAGCCAGATATTTCTCTAATTTATCGTTCATGAATATTTCCTCCTTGAAATTTTGATTAATAATAAACATCATAAGAAAAAGGCCTCCTTATAAAAAGGCGGCCTTACATGGATCACACAATTTCATCGTTTATATATTCGTTACTTCCACATCACCTTTTTTACAATACCCAATCTCTTTAGTCCTTCTGTGCCAGCCCATCCTCCCGCGCTTGCTAAGATTACATTATGAAATAGTTTCATAGCGATTGAATAAGTCATCGCTCCAATTATTATTTCCATAATAAAGAATCGTTTTATATCCGAAAAGGTTATAACATATATTTTAAACTCATGATTATGAAGCATTGGTTTCATTGTTCACCTCTATATCGTTTATGTAACCAATATGCTTCTGTTAGATTGTCTGATTCCTACTTCACTCGATGGGTTCGCGCCTCTTAAGCCATATAATCCGGAAATTTCTCAACAAAATCGAAATCCGTTGCGGTACCGGACAAAGTAATATCGATACCGTTATTGTCATCTATCTTTGCAACTAGGATGTCCATCTCCTCATGGATATGAATACCCGTAATCAGCACCCGCTCGGTATTACCTGTCATCTTATCTTCCAGCGATCCTGTGATTCGGGGTAAGAACAATGTCTTGCCTGCTTTGAAGTCTTCCAGTAATCTGTAACGCAGTCGGGATTCCAACTTAGACATGACCAACTTAACGGTAATCTCATAACCCGTGAGTTGCTTTGTCTTGGTCATACGACGTGCTCGGACAATATCAAGGTTCTCCGGCTTCAATATAACCTCGATCTCTTTAATAGTTTGGATATCATCACCGTTGTCGTCCTGAACGGACAGGTTACGACCAATCAGTTCGCGTTCCATTGTTTACGCCACCTCCCAAGTGATATAAAATGCTTCGATTGCATCTAGTGGCTTAGCGAAAAGCTTGAAGTAAGCATAATCAAAGTCACTCGTCTTCGAACCGTCTTCTGTAAATGTAAATCCAGCAGCAATCGCCTTTTGTTGACCGCGGATTTTAAGGTACTCAAGAACGGCAGCAATAAACATTCCGCGGCCATCTTTATCGTTGTCTAGCTTTGCCTTCAGCTTTTTAGCAGTTGCATAAATATCATTAAGCACTTGGTCAATCGTCATGGACACTCTGATCTTTCCGAAGTCCTCACGCTCTCCATTACCAAGAGTAGTAAGGGTATTGACCGCTGATTCAATGATATAGTCGTAACCGTCACGGGTAGCCATTAGCGTACCTTCAGCCAATCCCTTAATCACTTCGCTATGGCTCCAGTCTACCTTCGCTAGCTTCATAGGTACCTTTATACCTGTAAATGATTTGTTGGCAGGCGTACCAGCTACAAGCCCGGCGATCCATGCGGCCCACTGAATCGAGGTATACGTTTTACCATTGATATGTTCACCGGCTAAAGTGCAGTTAATGATATAACGTGCATTCATTGCTCGACTACGTTCGTTGTGTGCTTCTATGTCGCCATCCTTAGAGTCTTCGCCCGCAACCACTAACTGTGCAAGTTTACGAGCCTTTATGCGGCGATCCAACAGCCATTGTTTGCAAGCTGCTTGGACTGCTTTGTCAGTAGATGGCAAGTAGAATACATCAAAGATCAGACCATCAACTCGGTTAAAGATACGACTCCAATCGGATGTAGTAATCACTGCCGTTCCCGTGATGCCACCAGCTAACTTTGTATAAGCTAGATCCGCCAATGTAGTTGCTCCTGTATTTTTCAAACGGACCATAGCCGACTTCTTCAGCACTTCAATAGCTTCAGCTTTGTCAGCAACCAGGTATGTCTCCGTGTCATAAATTCCTTTGGTATCTCGGATCATAATCTCTTTCTTTGAGACATCCACCAATGCAACACGTACCATAAATTCAAAGTCATTACCACGTGTACCTGGATAACGTGCCTCAATGGTGTAGCTATCAGCCACCGTATAAAGAGCCGGCTTTTCTTGTTCATTGGTGACTCGGTAACCAATCACTGTTGCCCCACTCTCAGCAGCAAGCTCTAGTTCGTCTACAAGCAAGCCCGACTCCTTCAGCCGTTCAGATGTGTCAGCCATATCGACCGCTTGGTTAGGTGCCCCCCACTCGGCTTGATATGGGATCAGTACACGACCCGTAACCGGGATGACGCGGGCCTTTGCTAGTGCGATTAGCTCAACGTAGGCACCTGATCTATTCCTTTGTATCGACATTCACCGTTTCCTCCTTCGTTACTGGACGCAAGTATGCTTCCAGCTTTTGATTAACTTCTTGCCTTGATAACAGATCATCTGTTTTGCAATCAAAAAGAGCGCCTGCGATTTCAAAGCGTTCCCGCTTCAATACCGCTGCGCTCTCAATCCATTCCTGCTTGGTTCGTTTGTTCAGGTCATCCGAAACATCTATAGGCTCTCGGACTGTTTTTTTAACACTCATACCTTGTACTCCCCTTCATCGATATAAAAATCGTTGATTTTTCCCACCGGTTGCCCGTTGTCTTTGATCAATAGCTTAGGAACGTATAGCAAATAGGAATAACGGAAAGTGACCTCTATCCGATCCTTCAGTTCCCGCGTACGTGGTGCCTCTATCACCATCATGATCCCGAAGCGCTTTGATGCTACGCAGAATCTACGTTGCCGGAGGAATAAGAAGAACGGAGCCAGGTCCAACGGAATTGGCTCCCCTTGATCCTCTTCTCCGATTCGTTCCATGTCAAAATGGAAGACCAGTCCCACGTCTTCAATAATCCTGTCTGCCATCGGCGTATGCACTTTGTCGGAAACCAGATCAGTTTCCACAAATACGCTTGGCCGTTCAAACTGTCCGGCCTGCCATAACGATCGATCGCGAAGAATCGGAAGATCAGGATAGATCTGCTGCACGATCTCAGCCCACGCTTTAAGCCCAACATCCATCATGACAGCATCCTCTCCAATTCCTTTTCCAAACGCTTCTGGATTAAAGCATTCATGCCACCTTCCAACTGCTTGATGGCAATGTCAAAATAATGCCGACCAATAAATGATCTCGGTTTTGCCATAAAGCCGCCTTTAGCCTTTGGATCATAAATGAATGCTCCTACACTATCCCAGTAACCAGGCACGAAGTGGGCCTTGTGAATTGTATATCCATCATTAATCAACCGTGGATATCCCGCTTTGCTTGGATCATTACTTCGGGTTCCCAAATTAGAACCAACTTCAAGGGTGATCGCATTGCGGTCCACATCCCATTCCCATACGTTTCCGTCTTCGCCACGTGTAAAAGAGTTCCACATTAAACCTGTATTAATAAGATCTTGCTTATCGATCTCATCAATGACTAAGTTTAATAATGTCTCTCCTACAGCTTCAGCAATATTACGGAGGATCTCACTCACTCCTTCATCGCTCAGCTTTTTAAACTTACGGGCCAAGCCGTCGAAATCATGAATGTTCACTGCCCTTCACCTCACATGTAACAAGGATCTCTCTCCAATATCGCCGGGGAATCGCATCAATAACTAAGTAGCGACGCCCCAGTAAATGTATCTCATCGCTAAGCTTCACATCGGCAGATTTGGGCAATCCGATAGTTTTCTTGATGATATACAGCACAGGCTTTTCGTCGGTCTTCTCGGCCGTTTCAGTCTTAATGACAAAGCACTTATGATCCCCTACTTTGCCGGACTTTCGATCACTGAACAGGTCGTCGCCATCCTTCTTCCTTGTTACCCTGTACACCGATAATGGAGTATGGAAGCGATGGTTCATAGCAAATAGGCCGTAACGTTTCCGTCATCGACCTGCTCCTGCTTCTTAATCCAGAGGAAGAGAATGGTATCTACATCAGCGTTACCAGTAGTCTTACCAGCAACTGCCTGCCTAATATAAGTCCATGCTCCATCACTCTCTGAAGAGTATCCCCTCGCTACAGAAGCAAGGTATTCCTCACTATCTTGAAGAGCTAGCGACTCTGCTAGCCTTACCCAGGCTAACATGAGCTGCTTGTCTACCATTTCAGGAAAGATAACGGGCAAGTATAATTCTATCCTAGTCTGCGCGTCATCAATGTACTGCTCCAACAGTTCAGGCAAGGCTTCCTGGACTGCACTCACACGACTACGCTGTTGGAGGATCGTCGGTGTTAGCATCAGACTGTCCCTTTCCTCCCAGCGCATTTAGCGCATCAACCAATTCTTGCTTCTTCAGGTCACTGAATCCCTCAATGCCAGCAACCTTCGCTTTATCCTTAAGCTGGACAAGTGTTAGGTCCTCCAGTGGAATGACCTTTTCCTCACGTATCTCAAAATCAGCTTGGTCTCGTAACTTTTTCAAAACTGTCTCGCTTTCAATTAGCACCGGCACCTTCGGTTCAAACCTGATGGCATGCAGGGTGAGGGACGCGTTGGTCCCCCTATACGTAACGTATGCCATTAAAATTCCACCCCTTCCACGTAAGCAACAGCTTGAGGTTCTTCAAAGATAGAATCGAAATCTGTGTGGATCGCATAGAAACGCTTGTCTGCATAAATGGCTTCCTTACCTTCAGTTGTCTTTCTGATCTGCATGTCATAGGTATGCACCATCGCGAAGTTCGACTGATAAGTGAACAGGATCGCACCTTCAGGCATATGAGGGACCTCTTCCACATCATAGGCATTGATCTTCTTAACACCACCAGCAATTTGAAGTTGGATCGATGCGCTAGTATCCATCTCTGCGAGTTTTTGAAGCCGTTTTGAGAAGGTGTTAGGATGCATAAAGTATTTGAACACACCACCAGATCGAAAGCGTGTCATAATAGCACGTTCAACTTCGAATAGTATTCCTTTCTTCTGCTTCTCCGTCATCGTTTTGAAGTCGAGGAAGTTACCTGTTTTGCGCGCAAGCTTCAGCCATCCATCATTAATCTTCAGGAATTCATAGTCTGGATCTGTGCTTAACGCAGCTGTATCTCCATTAAAGCCAATGTCCTGCATGTTTTCGCCAAAGTTATTGGACATGGAACGCATAATAATATCCTCAGCATTTTGGCCGCGAACACGCTGTGTCTGGCGAATAAACTCCTCGGTGATTTCAAATGGTAGAACAACTGGTTCCACAGCATACGGCACTTGTGGAAAAGTGGGAGCAGCAGTATTCGTTGCCATGACATTCTCTTTTTTACTACGCAAGTTACGACCCGTCACACCGATTTTATCAATTGTACCTTTGGAACTCAGTCTATTAATGTGGCGAATTCCTTTAAGAAAGTCCGTAGATTCATACGCCATTTCCGTAAAAGCATCCACCTGTTCATAATTGAGCGCTGTGTTATCCATCGATGTTACAATAGTGGATTTTTGAATGGTAATATTAGCGATTTGACCGTTTGTTCTCATGAAATATTATCCCCCTTAGATTAGAGCAACCCGGTGAAGCTTACGCCACCCGATGCCTTGTTAATTTCTTCGTTTTCTCCACCTTGTGCGGAACCGCCTCGACTGTTTTTGACCAGTTGTACATCAGCAGCCAATGTCTGTATTTGCTCCGTAAATGGTGCAAGTGCCTTCGTGATAGCGTCGGTTACATCGTTCTGTTCAGAAGTAGCTACCGGTTCGGTGCCGGTAGGCTGTTCCCCCATTCCTTCCTCTTTCTTCAACTCCGCAATCTCAGCAGTCAAACCTTCCACTTGCTTAGCGATCGGAGCCATGGCAGCCGTTACGGCCTTTGCAATATCCTCTGCTTTCAAATCGTCTTCCTCCTCAAGCTCTACAGGAGCCGTATTATTTTTAAGTGCAGTTAGTGCAGTAATAGCATCATCCACATGTTTCAAGTTGCCGGTGGAAATCTTTTTCCCCGCTTTCGCGATCTGCTCAGATGGTTTGCCAATAGCCTTCACGATGTCTTCCTGAATCAGAACTGCTTGAGCGATCTCAACAAAATCCTGTAAGGCTTCGCGGATGATCTCAGTATCGGATTCGATACCGTTCTCCCATTGGTCCCAACGAAAAAGAACCGAGTTCAAGGCATCTTGTGCGGCCCAAAATTCTCGGTTCTTCCGGTTCTTATTATATTTGTCTGCGACTGCGCCCTTCTCAATCAGACCTAACGCTTTTGCAATTCTACTCAAGAGACCCTTGGATACTTCCTCTTCTTCCTCAACCTCTTCACGCTTGCCAACACCCCACATACTAAAGCCAGTGATCTCGCCTTTCTTGATATCGTCCCAGGTGTCGTCGTCAGTTACTTTGACAGCTGCAATCCAAGAGCCTTTTGCGATGGCTTGGTCGCCCAGCACCATGTCACAGGGTGCAACGTAAGACTCGACGACATAACCTTTATCAGCTTCCAGATCATGTTGCTTGTCGATATTATATGTGTGCTGCTTCTCCATAAAGAGATGCGCGGCTTTCTCAATCTCGACTTCATCCATTTGATCATCATGAGCATCCGAAACGTCCGGCTCGTACACTACACCTTTTACAATGCGCTTGTCATCGTCGATCTTCGCGATCTGCACCTGCTTTTGAATAGCACTAGCTTTATCTGCCTTAATGATTGCAAACGGTACACCGTTGGCTCCCTTGTCTACCAGAGAGATGTGCGTTATCTTGGCATCCTTCAGTTTATAAGTCATATCTTTTTTTCACCTCCTTTCAGTAATAACGAAAACGCAAAAAGACACGAATCCATAATCCTTCGTGCTGACTTGAACATATTCAGTTCCTCCTTTTAATCCATTACTGACTGCATCGTGCAGCGACAATGAATAATCTCCTCCGGTCTACCGGATGGATCACCCGGAAACATCAGATCGCTTTTCCCGACCTTAAAGGGCTTGTCGATCGGCTGGACTTGACCATCAGCTTTCCTATGCGTTTTACGGGTTCGGCTTCCCTTTGAGGACCGCCATTTCTTACCGGTGACAACCTCTGACTGCTTCCACCCCTCAAGCTTCCCACCGTTGGCTGCGGCTGTGCTCATTGTTCGGGCAACGGTGACAGCTCGCTTCATACTAAAGGGACCTCCTTCCCCCTTCGTGGCAACAGCGCTGATCTCTTGCACTAATACCGCTCTCTCTGAAGGTGTCTTTCCTTCTTTAATCGCCTTCTGAAAAGCTCGGGTCATAACGTCCTTAGATGTGCCGTTCATGTCAGGAACAAGCTTCTTAAGGTTTTTAGCGAATCGGGAAGCAGCCTTATTTTTCGTAGACCAGCTCTTATCATTATTAAGGACGGTAAGCTCTGACTCTCCCGCTAAATGAAACAGAGGTGTGAATGCATCATAGACAGCCTGCTCAAACTGTACGCTGAACAGATCACCGGCCTGAACGGATATCAACACCTTGCCTAGCTCCCCAATATCAATCAGTAGCTCCTCGTTCAGTTCCAAAATAGCTTCGTGCAATTCCTTGCCTTGCTGCTCAAGAATCTCAACAATCCGATCCTCGCCCTGCTTGTATAGTTCTTCCAGCACAGCACGCTCGGCATGGGTTAACTCCAAGCTATCCAGAAATTCCATGTCGTCTGCCTTGGATATTCGCTCCCAACATGCCTCACACATGGATGCCTGCTTCCTGATCGCTCTGTCGAAGCAATCGTTTGGCTATCGTTGCCACTTGCTCCTGAACGTCTTCAGTATCCTTCATCATCAGAGCAGGCTGACTGTTAATCATCTGAGCGATCGGAGTATCCAGATATTCCTCGCTGTACTTAGACTCATCAATCGTCGTATCCAGGACCTCCTCGGCAATTGGTATCAAATCACGAACCAACATGATGCCTCGATCAGCAATAAAGTCCAGTAACTGCTTACGATCTTCAGGATCGATAATGCGTGGCCCCCGCAAAGTTGCCCGCACTCGAAATATACCCATAGCCGGTAACAGACGCTTATTAAATATTTCGTCCATAATCCATTTACGGTATGGTTCAAATATCTGCTCCTCTGCAAACCTCAGTGCAGCCTGTGCCGTTGCCCGATTATAGTCAGAGCTCTGACCAACTAAGATAGGCGGCAGACGAAATGAGGAAAGGATATCTGCCTTCTTCTCTTTTCCGTAATCCAGAAAGAGTGCATCTTGCTGGAGAAGATCGTTGAGCTTATCTAGTTTGATAGCTACCTTTTCAACCTTCTCGTCTAACGGACCACCGGTTTCTTCCCCTTTGGCTTCCAGATACAGAATGCCACCCTGCGACTGTGAACCTTTGACGTTCTTTAGTAGCTCCATCGATTGCTTTGTTAAACGGCCATTGGTCACAGTCAAGATCATTGAAAGCATCCGACCATTACTAAAGTAGGAAACGTTCAGCTCCTCTGCCTCACGACTACCGACCACACCAGGCGTATTTCCAAACCAACGCGGTTCACCGTAGGGACCATCATTTCCAAAACGTAAAGGGATAATTTCGTTCCCCTCTCCCTCGGTACCAAATAAGCGGAACCAAACAACAGATTGCCCTCGCTTCATGCCGTACTTACGCGCATATATTTCCTGAGAGAATTCCTCAATTTGCTTCGTAGATTTAATACGGCGTTTACGCTTAATGGTCGATACTTTGCTCTCGGTAGTACACCTGATGTACTGTGGCTTCATACGGTAAATCGTTGGATACTCGCTCCCTTGCGGCCATGCAACTTCTACATCTGCCATACCACAGCTCTCCAAGTCTTCTATTAGCATCCCCATGATTTCCTCAGGAGAATCCTCAAGGTTACAGGTCTCAAGAAACTTCTCTGCCCGATTCCAGTCATCTACCGCTGTAGTGTCATTCTCGCCCGATACATACTCCAAAGCAATTCCATAACCCGCGATGTTTCTCTTATACGCCTCGATACATTGTGGAATGATATTGCTGTTCTTCACCAGTAGCTTGCAGGAAGCCGGGTCATTACCTGGAGGGAATGGTAGCAGCCCATGCCGATCATAGAGATTCTCAAAGCTATCGGGTAGCTGCGCGCTGGAAGGAATATGTCTTTCTTCCCCTTTTGCAATTTGAAACCATCGAGCTTCTTCACTCATGAGTTATAACCACCCCACATCATCATAGTATTTTTCCTCTCGCTCTTTTTTACGTTGTTTTACTTGCTGCATCAAATAATCGGTATGAATGCCATAACGCCGGGCATCGCACGTATGATCATTCTGCTTGATCGGCTTGTCTTCGCCCCTCTGCGCTGCCTTTTCATCCCAAACGTAAGACACCAACTCCATGAGGGAATTGTTGTTGTCTGCGCAGATGAAAAGCTCATTGCTTTGGAAGCGATTGGACACGGTTTGGATACCGTCTAGAACGCTATTCACTGCTGCTCGAATATGACTAACCCCCCGCTTACTCAGCTCAATAATAAATGCCTTGGCCGATGGATCGATGAAGATCACTCCCTCATCCCCATCAAGGAACGCTTGTAAGTCATCTGCATATTCGGCATTCGTCTTCTCACCGGCTCGCCGGATATCGTGATAGTATTCCTCTAGCTCGTAATAGACACTACCCTTCACACCGTATTTCAGAAATGTCGTCGGGTTGTTAGCACCATAGTCAATACAAATAAACTTACGATCAAACGTGGTAGGGAACCAGTCTCGCGGTTTCTTGTGAATGGCATCTTTAAATTTTGAGAAGATCACGCCCTCCGCCATAACCCACAATCCTAAAATGTACCGCTGATAAAAAATCCCGCTGTACATCCGGCGGTACCGCTCCCGTACCCGCTCAGACAAGGAGAGGTTATCATTCATCGTAAAATGCAGATGCAATGCCTGCTTACGTTCTAGTTGGTCCAGCCATTCGAGTTTGAACCAATGGTATGGACCTGCCGGGTTACAGTTGAACCACAGCTTTGCTCTATCCACGGAGCAACGAGCTGTCGCTTGATCAACAAAGGACTTCGGCATAAGGGCAACTTCATCAAAGAACATGCCCGCCAAAGTGATCCCAGCAATCAAATCCTGAGAACTCTCATCTCGACCGCCAAACAAGAAAAACCGATTGCTTGTCAGCCCTCGGGTAATGGTCAGAATATTTTCAGATCGATTGTCGTCAATACGGTATCCTCGGCTAGCTAACATACGTTTCAGTGGACCAATAACATTCCGGCGAAGCGCACCGATGGTCTTTCCAGACAGGCCGAACTGCTCACTGTTAAAGCTCTCTGTCGCCCACACAACATAGGAAAAGGACATGCATATCGTTTTGCCGGCACGAACCGAACCATCACAGATAATTGCATCCTTATCGGCATGCGGGCTTTGTTCTGGCATCCACCATGTCATGACCTTAAGCTGCTTCACAGAAAAGGGCGACCACTTGAATGACGGTGGCTTGAGTTTAAGCTTCGCCATCGTCCCACACCTCCAATGCCTTGCCCTTTAGTGCATCAATAAATCCGTCATCCTCGAAGTCATCATTTCCCCCGCCGCGAAGCATCTGCAATTCAAATCGCATCGTTTCAATACGGATCTGCTTTTCTTCATCGGTAAGGCGGTTCTTTAGATCGATCGCGCGGATCTTCTTATCCTGTACACGAGTAAGAGCTTCCTCCAGCTTAATGATGTCATCAATGGTTCTGTACTCGGTCTCTTCGACTTGTGTCTCTATCATTTCGTTTCGAGTAACCGGTACGGACTTCGTTACACTGGTCTTTTCGTCATGGACAGTTATGACATCCTTGATAGCCTTGAGCTCATTCAGAACCTTTCGCTGCTTCTCGGTCAGTCCATTCATGATCCGTTGGATCCGCTGAAGCATACGACGTTCACGAATAGTAAGCAGATAAATCATTTCATCGGCTTGTTGGATCGGATCGGTGTCAATTCGCCCGATTAAGTTCTGCTCGTCCTCTTCCAATGCATCCATCCAGATCGTTTCATACTCTCCAGTGCTAACAGCCTTCTTATTACCGAGAGGACCACCCGAACCACCTTTATTCCCTTTGCCGTTCTGATTACCATGAGGAGCCCCACCACGATTTCCTACGGCATTCTTGTTACCTTTAGGCGCACCACGAACATGTGGAACGTTCCCTTTGGATTCAAGTGGAGCGTTCCCCTTGAGATCGTCTTCCCATCGGTCCAGTGACTTCCACTTCCGCACCTTACTTTCCCCAACAAAAAGAGCAGCCGCGATGTCTTTAAGCTTCATCGAACCGCTGCTCTCCAACCACATTTGTTTCGCTTTGTCCCGCTCAGGACTGCGTTCCCTGGCCATCTACATTCATCACCACCCCCAACAAAAAGGACGAGCCTTTTTAAGCCCGTCCTTTTTAGCTCTATATCTAAATTTATCTTGAAGCAAGTACCTTTTCTAAAGCTTGTTGAACACGATCTTCTTGTTCCTTTTCATAGTACATAACATTGTGACTATCTAATGCTAAAAACTTTATTACTTCAAGTACAGGATATACAACATCAATAATATAATCCCCCATAATCGCATAAAGCGCAGGCTTGAAATGCGCAAACTGATTCCGGTAAATTATCATTTGATTAATAGCAACTTTTTGCTCCTCGCTTAAAATCAACTTTTTACTATTATAGTAGCGATTCATATATGATTCAGTTTGACACTTTTCTAATATGTCGTAGATAGCTAATAATTGACCATGTTCAGCTTGAACATAGATATTGATATATCCTTCATCAGTTTCGTCATGTAACTCTGCTACTGTTTTTCTTAATTCTTGTAGTTTCCCTTTCTTCATGGAAAAATCTTTATAAATAGTCTCCGCTGCATTAGTCCCTTTGATTGCAAGCACTCCAAATCCATATAAAGCACCATGTAACGTGATCATTAACCATTTAAACCGATGTTGAAATTGGCTATCCAAATAAAAATGTGCAACCTGTTCCAAATAGTCGATAGCATTTTCTAATTCGTCTGTTCTATAGACAATTTTCATATCCAATCTGTATCACCTCAACTTAAAGATACATTTTTAAGTTGAATCTATCAATTACAAATCGTCCTTCTGCAATTCAATATCTATTTCAATAAGTTTCTTTAGGTCATCGACCGTCTTAAACTCAATATGACCCTCCTGAAAATCCTTTACCCACTTAGCGATTCCAGCTTTAACAATCTTACGATACTGTGCTTTAGATTCCAGGATTCCGGCCATGATTTCAAGCTCATGCTGCAACATTAAATTATTTTCATCTGGTGTTCCCATTTACGTATCCCTCAGCTTTCCTTTATGATGGAAGACGAGATAGCGGATCTCTGTAAAATGCCACGCGTGGCCGCCGCTATCTCAGCCGGGGGATACCCTGGATGATGAGGAGGACTTCTAGCGTCCTCCTTTTAATTATGGACAAAAGAAAAACCGTCCAATTTTTAGACGGTTGATTCTGAACTTTAGTGTCCCGTTAGCTGAACAAGGAGATTTTTTAATTATAATGCAGTTTCCATACAAAAGTAGGTAATCTACACAAAAAAAACGCAGAGTTGTTGGTTTTAACTCTGCGTTTTTTGGGTTATGCGGTCATTTTTTTTTCAAATTTTCGAGCTAGTTTTAATGCACCTTGATCGATATATTTCATATAATAATGCGATAAAATAAATAAGGGCACCATGGAAACCATAAACGTAATTGCATAGGCAAGATTATAACTAAAATGATGAATCACTTTACTAAACAGGAACGCGGAGAATGTATTTAGGAAAGTGAAATGAATGAGGTAAAGGGAAAATGAAATCTGTCCTAAATAAGCAAACGGTTTCCATCCAAACATATGCTGCAGCACTTTTAAACGAAGCAGAGCAAACAAAATCATAGCAGAACCTAGGGTTCGTGCAAAAAGTCGTGGATCGATGTTAAATTGAATCCATTCATTGATATTTTTTGTCCACACTTCTATGGGTTCGTACATAGTCCCCATTAATGGAGTATAAGGCGCCGAACCTAAATAAATCCCCATTAAAAGCACAAGTACTGTCGTTATTTTACCTTGGACCCATTTGTGCTTGAGCAAATCGGCAAGCAGCATTCCCCACAAAAAAGCGATAAAATAGGTTTGAATAAAAGCAATGGATAAGACCACATACACAATCCATCTTTTTTTCACTCGTCCAAATAAAGCAAGAAAACCGAAAATTAAAAAAGAACCTAATAGCTCATAGCTCATTGTCCAAAGGACTGGATTGTAAGGATGTGCTTTAAAAGTGAAAAACGGATCAAAAATAGCAGCCTTGATCACGGTATATACATTTGTATCTAAAGCGTAATAGTTCTTTTTCATATCCGTCCATGTTGTTCCCCATATTTCATGGAGATGAAAGGCATTTGTAATAATTGCTAGATACACAAGCAATACGGATACTGCTGCCGGCACGGCAAGCCGAACATACCTTCGTATGGCGCTGGAATGCAGCAATTTTTGAAAGGTCTCACTATCGAGATCTTTTTCAAACATTTTGACACTGAGCACATAACCACTGAGCACAAAAAACAAACAAACGGCAAATTGTCCATTATAAAATAAATTAATCGGAGAATGTCCGTACCAGATATCCCATTCAAAATGAGCTTGTTGTGGTCTTCCATTTAACGCAGCTGGATAAAACACTTGTATGTAGTGCGAAATAACCACAGCAAATGCCGCAAGTCCCCTAATACCATCCAAATAGAGTAGCTTTTTTTCAGATATCTCTTTATTCATTTTCCCCTCTTCTTTCATGAATAAAACTATTATAACGCGCAATTACGAAAGAAATTTAAGAATGAAAACCAGAAACGGAGTAGAGCTGCGCAAATAACAAAAGAAAGACCTACTCTCAATAAATAGAAAATTCCCTTATGTGAAATCAACTTTGGGTTTTAAACAAAGTCTAGTATATTTCACCATTCAAAGAAAAAGTAGGAAAGTTTTATCGTTATGCTGATGACATCAAGAAAAAAATTCACAAAGATACTTCTGAAGATAAAATTCAAAAAAGGCCTTCAGCATCTGAAGGCCTTTTTACGATACACGTGTTTAACCTTTTCTTGTGGCTTTTTGCATGTTTTACGATTCTACAATCTCGTATTTCATACGATTTATGATCTCACTATTGTTATCTCTGCATTGCAAGATCATATTACTTCTGTGACACCTCTTTTTTAAGGCCACATAGTGTTAGAACTTTTAAGAATAACTTGTCCTTTTGGCAAACCGCTTCCACCGTAAACAGTCACTTCATAATCACCTGCAGAAACAAGTGGGCTACTATCATTATTTACAAAGTCTATTTGTTGACCTGGTGAAACGGTTTTATTAAAAATAACTGTTTTATAAGCTTTGTGCTGCACTTCGACTCTAAATGCGTATAGTCCTGAATTTTTTACAGACATTTTAATATTTGGATATCCAACTGTAACAAAAAAAGTGCCCCTAGGATCCAATTGATTACCAGTCATATCTAAATTCATCGTATCTTTGAGTGCAAAAGGACTAATTCCAATAATTTCATTTCCTCCTACGGGTTTTGAATCGACAGTATTTGCCGAAGCATTTGCACTATCAGCTGAGGCTACAGCGGCGATAGATAGCATTAGTACAGACGAAATTAGTAGTGAAACGATTTGTTTCTTCATTAATTATAAACCTCCAGGTAGATTGTATTTTGTGGAACAATATATAAAACACTTCTCAATGGAAAAAGTTACATTTTTTTTAAAAAAAATAATAAAAAACTTAAAAATTAACTAATTTCCTGTCAAAATTGACAACATTTTAATTTTGAATGGATAGAATCATGTCAATTTTGGCAAGAAAGTATACATAGAAACCAAAGAACGGAAAAGAAAAAAACTACCATAAACCATATTCTGGTGAGATATGTCTCTCAGTAATTCTAAAAATAGAGAGGCTAGCAAATATGATTTACCCTTTTAAAGGGCATAATTGTTGATCTAATCTGCCCGTTAGCCATACATGCAGCGCAAACGCTGCACCACAGATGATGGAAGTAATTCCGTTCTTCCATGGGAGCTTAATAAGAAAATAAATAACAAAACTTAAGCCTATTTTTAAGCTACGGGATCAGCACGATGCATCAGAACTGGTTCAACACCGGTAGCTTCCTGGTACCTCTTCTTAATGACGTCACAGAAGATTGGATCCAGTTCCATTGTCCGGCATGTCCGGCCAAGCTGATCACAAGTCATAATAGTGGATCCACTACCCCCGAAGAAATCAGCGACCTCATCGCCTTGCTTGCTGCTGTTCCTAATTGGAATAGCTAGGAGCTCTAGTGGCTTCTGTGTAGGATGAACATACTTAGTAACATCGCCCCGTGATACTTCCCATACCGTTTCAGGCACAGGTTCTTCCGTTGGTAACCCAGATCGCCATACTGTAGTCTGACAATGATCCCCATACCAAGCAGGAGCTTTGCCTTTAAAATGAGCATAAAACACTGGCTCATGTTTAAAACGATACTGCGCCCATCCGAACGTGGCTGCATTTTTGACCCATATGCACTGGCATCGAGCGATAATGCCGGCGGCGTTCATAGCCTCTTCAAACTCCCGCTGATATGATGAGGGATGGAAAATGTAAATAGCTGCAGTCGGATCCATGACTGTAGCATATCGTTGGAAGATTGCATGCAAAAAGCCCGCAAATTCCTCTGCAGGCATATCATCATTCATTATGGAGCCGCGACCATCTGCTGATAAACGAGCAGAACTGCTTTCTACTGCTACATTATAAGGTGGATCCGTAACAACCAGTGCCGTCTTCTTACCGTCCATCAGTCGAGTAACATCTTCCTCACTAGTAGAATCACCACACATCAGGATATGCCGGCCAAGTTGCCACACATCACCACGCTGTGTTTCGGGTTCTTTGATATTGTCCAAAGCTTTCTGAACGTCGAAATCATCCTCAGTGACTGGTTCATGTATATCAGGAGTATCCGGCAGGCTACTAAGCAACTCTTCTATTTCCTCAAACTCAAATCCTGATGAAGAAATATCAGCTCCACTCACCTGCAGGTCATCCAGTAGTCGGGCCAGTGCTTCATCATCCCAGCGACCGGAGACTTTGTTCAGCGCGATGTTCAGCAACTTCTCTAGTTGGTCGTCCAGATCCACAACGGATACGGCTAACTCTGTATGATTCTGTTCATTAACTATGATCTTATAACGTTGATGACCACCAACCATATTCCCGTTACGTTCATTCCAAATGATCGGATCGATATAACCGAATGTTTCAATGGATTGCTTTAATTTCTCATACTCCGGATCTCCTGGTTGAAGATCGACACGAGGGTTATAAGTAGCTGCGTTAATCTTATCGATAGTAATAGTCCTGATGTCGATAATAAACATCTCCTTTGTGTTAAGTTGGTTTTTAATATAGGTAAGGCAAAAACATACTCGCACGCCAACGCAATGGCACGTTCCTTACGTTTTCTATCCTTTGTCTGGCATTTATATGATAAGAACGTATGTGCCTGAAACGAGCTTATATAATGTCATGAGGGCAAAAGAAAAAGCACCAATTATGGATGCCTTTTCGTTCGGGATTTTTCTAATTCTGTAGACAGTTCTGAATTGAAATTTTTAATTTGCAAACGATACTCCGAGACTTTCAAGGATATCTCTCTAAAATCACTATAAAAATGAGTTTCATCTCTTTTATAAATATCAAGTTGAATTTTCACTTCTACTTCGCATAACTCTAAGAATGATTTTAAATCTAAAAACGTCTTATATATTTTCTGAGGTACATAATCATCATTCACCTGATTTAGTTTTATAAGACAGAAATTAATTGCACTTACGTGACGCTCTAATAGCGATGCTTTCTGCCGAGGTGAATACTCAGTATCACCTTCAATTAATCCATAGACGTCATACACAGATTCCGCTGCTGAATCAAGCCAACTATCTATAATATAAAAGGTTTTAACTGAGTTTTCTAATGACTTGACCCTCTCTTTTTTATGGTCATATGACACTTGCCTTTTAAACAAAAAAATCGCAATCCCACCTGCTAAAGCAGCACCAATAAACCCACCGAATGTTTGAATCCATGCGTTTGCATCAATGTTCTTAAAAAAGTCTATCACTTTTACCACTCTCCCTAGTCATCATATTTCGACACTAGGAAGAATTCACCTTCTTAACACACATCAGCGCCTGCTTACTACAAAATTGTTTCGTCCCTGTCCATTCTCCCCACATACAGCCTTTGCACTTATTCGGCTGCTTATATTCGGGCGGGTCCTTAATTCGCTTTTTATTCATCATTGATCCTCCGTTTTAAAGTGACAGTCTTGCTTTCGCTCACAGGAATTTGATCGAGCTTCTTATTCAGAGATGGTTGCGTCTTATAGAGAAGTGTCCTCGCTGTGGTCTTTAGAGCCTTACACACGTCGCCGATCTTCCTGCTATTATCGTCATCCAGTAAATAGGCAAGTAATCGTTGCTCTTTCTTTGTGAGCCCATACGGGCCTGACAAAATCTGAGCAACCTCAGTACAAGTCATTTCAACCTCTTCCAAAACCACTGTTATCACCTTTCTAAATAAAAATGAACATTATAAAAGCCGCCCCATAAGGAACGACTTCGTTTAATATGTACGTTTTCCAATTTTTTATTACGATAATCGATAATTTTATTACGTATCTAAAGAATGGCGTCCGTAACGTCCGCAGCAAAAACGCTTTGCTCTTTGCTTTAAAAGCATACGTACTTTGTTACACAGTAGGACAAGACCATTTTACCCATCGTTGAAAACAAGAGTCAACGCACCGAACGACGATTAGGCATAACTGCCACTATTCTTCCTGTGACGATCGCCATTTTACTCACTATTTCAACTTTCTTCAGGTCAGGAAACATTTCCTTGCCATTACATAGAAAAGGCGAGAAGAGTTACGCCCCAGTTAGCGCTACATTCAAGCAGCTGTGCGTGTCATTCTCGCCTTTTCCACAATATAAATATAACACCTTAGAAGTCCAGTGAAAGACCATAATCCGAGCATTTCCCATCCAAATAACAGTCATGTTTGAATATTCTTTAATTCAATTGATCCTTGAGTGGAGACTTTCATCATTAGGCCGCACATAGGCTAGCGCTTGTATCTCTGTCGAAGACGTTCTTTCCGTAATATTTCAAGTTTCGAGTTTTGCGTTTCCTGTTGCAATTTCAGAACCCTCTCTTTCTCTAGAGCTTCCTTTTTCTCTTCAATAGCCTCACTAATCAATATACTTACTGTGAAGTATTTTCTTGATGTAAGTAGTATCATAAGCAGAATAACAATTACCGTAACAATAATCCCCATAAGGAGAAGAGCATTTTCTGCATACGTAAGCCATAAATTATTGTTTTTAACCGTAGCTATTGCAGTAAGCATTTTTAAAGTTTGTTCTTCCATGAGAACAGGATCAAGGTCCTTCGTATTTATGATGGTTCTCACCCTTGCTTCTCCAACACTATCACTCAGTGCATTATTTAAATTAGTTTGATTTTGATTAGTTGATGTTATCAATCCTACAAACATAGTCATGATGAGTGCAAGAATAGTAAAAAAATAACTCAGTGATTTATACCATTCACCAAGTGCGTTAGCATCTGACTTTAAAGTTCTAAGTTCATTAGTTTCTCTTTCTTTTAGATTCTCTTTAATCTCGTGTAATTTTATAATAGATAATTTTTTCCGCGAAAGAAAACCAATGCCGTACTCTCCCTTCATAAAACCTTCTATGTGCTTATAATTAGTATTATTCATTGTACCCCTCCAGTATATTATTTATCGTCACATTGCAAAGAAGATTGAAGTCAGCTTAGCCGACCTCAATCTTCTGAAACATAGTTGTTTGTTCATCTTTCAAAACTTCAAGTCCTAATGCTGCAGCAAGCACTTGAAGCGCCTCAATTTTGCTTCGGCGAAATGTACTGTCACTGATTCCCATTTCTCCACAGCTAATATAATCAAACTCTCCTTCATCATCCAGATAACAACGTTGAATCACTTCCCGCTGTACACTCGACAGTCTACTCATTGCCAAATCTAGTAATCGATCTTTCTCCTTTAATTCTGCTTCTTTATCTACATTCCATATAGCTATATTTTCAGTTGGTTTACTGATCTCATTTGTTGCCCCGTGGTACCTCGGAGCATAAGATGGCGTTAGTGCCGCTTCTCTTCGAACATGACCAATTTGTCTATACTGTCGGACCTCTTCCAAACGTTCCTCAACAGCTGCACGTGTAGCAACCTCATCGATCGGAAGAATATTGAACGCCAGCTGCAGTGGATTCTTACGTCTTTTCCCCATCCTTAACCCCTCACTCATGTTATAATCGATGTGAGGTAACATTTACCGATTGACCCCCGCGCCATGCCAGGTATTGGGGGTCTTTGCTTTGTGACTATGCATTAATCCTTACGATCGATTATTTAGTAGATCAATTGCTTCCCGATCTGTTAGTCCATATTTTTCTGCTATCTCTCGTCCAAGTCTTTTGAAGTCCCCTATCGTTTTGCATTTTTCTCTCATTGATCTAATTCCATCAAGTTGGCCCAAAGTTAAATTTTTATATCCATCAGTTTTCATTTCTTCCCTCCCATTCTACCTAAATATTAGTAATACATAGTACAAGTGGTGTAGGAGAGCCTACCCGGCTTGTAGAGTCATCACCTATCGTGATCTACAGCTCTCTTCGATTAGCTCCTTCTAGGTGATTCAAGGGATACCACTTTCTCCAAACGGGTTCGTATCCATCAAATGCTACTGGAGCATATCTGTTTGTGGCATAACGTCGTAGCAATTTCCTATGCCAAACTCCGTGTGATTCCGATGTTTAACATATATCAGAACATTATTATCGTCTCGTGCCATTGCCGTTTATCCTCCTTAGGTTGAGAGAGGCTATACCTCAATCCCGATTTCAATTTCCTAATACGGACCTTTTGGCTAGGTTATTCGGGTAACACTATCAGTCTTACATTAAATTTATTTTCTTGGACATAATAACTACGTTAAAAATTATGAATAGAAGGAGCTAAAAATAATGGGTATTTTAAACGGCAATCCGAAAGATGAACCATTGCATTATGGTGAAATTTTCAGTGTATGGAGTGGCTCTGTGGTTGCCAGAGGAGCTGTATCATGCTACCAAGCATTTTTAAACCACGCAGGTGACAAGGACCTTAAAAAAATACTTAATGATCTTATTGATCAAGCAAAACTAGAAATTAAAGAATTAGACAAATTACTTACTGATAACGGATTTGCTCCTGCACCAATCATGCCTGAAAGACCACCTGTAAAACTTGAAGATATCCCTGTCGGCGCAAGATTTACTGATCCTGAAATAGCTGCTAAAATTGGCGCTGATGTTGCTATTGGGTTGGTTGCTTGTAGCCAAGCTATGGGTCAATCAATCCGAGTGGATGTAGGTGCTTTATTCGCTAAATACCATCTCACTAAAGCAGCTCTTGGAGTTAAGATCCTTGAATTGAGCAAGGAAAAAGGTTGGCTAATCCCCCCTCCTCTTCAAGTGAAGAGACCTGAATCAGAAGCTTAAATGTAATATACAGTCCTGCTCATTGAGCAGGATTTCTTTGTTTAGGTT